ATGGGTCCAACCGGAACCGGACGAACCGAACACCGTCGAATAGAATACGACCCGCTGCCTTCGCAGAAGGCGTTCCACGAGCTGGATGCGCGGTTCAAGGGATTCTCCGGCCCGATTGGAAGCGGCAAAAGCCAGGCGTTGTGCCAAGAGGCGATCCGGCTCAGTTACATGAACCAGGGGCGGCTGGGTTTGTTGGGCGCGCCGACTTACCCGATGTTACGGGATGCGACGCAGGCAGCGCTGCTGGAGATTCTACAGAAGAACGAAATTCCTTACGAGCATAACAAGGCCGAGAATCTTCTGGTTTTTAAGGACACCGGTTCGCGGATTCTGTTTCGTCCGGTGGACGAGTTCGAACGCTTGCGCGGGACGAACCTGGCATGGTTCGGACTGGACGAACTGACTTACACGCAGCAGGAGGCGTGGCTGCGGCTGGAAGGGCGCCTGCGTGATCCGAAGGCGACGCAGTTATGCGGTTTCGCGGTATGGACCCCGAAGGGATTCGATTGGGTCTACCGCAAATTCATCACGGATCCGGTGCCCGGGTATGGCGCGATCCAGGCGAGACCTTTTGAGAACCGGCACCTGCTGGCGAAGGTCGGAGATTTTTACGACCGGTTAAAAGATAGTTACGACGAGAGATTTTACCAGCAGGAGGTGCTCGGGAACTACCTGAGCATGCAGGGCGGGCGCGTGTATGGAGCGTTCGACCGGACGACGCACATCCAAAGCGTGAGACCGAATCCGTACCTGCCGCTGTTGTGGGCCCTGGATTTCAACGTTGACCCGATGAGTTCGGTGATCGTGCAGGTTGTGAAGGGCGAGGTCAGAGTGCTGGACGAGATCGTGATCCGGCGGGCGACTACGGGGCAGGCGTGCGAGGAGTTTCTCAAGAGGTATCCGACTCATCCGAAGGGCGTGTTGATTTACGGAGATGCATCAGGCAGCGCACAGCAGACCACGGGCGCCACGGATTACCAAATGGTGCGCGAATACTTTGCGGTGAACTCGAACGTGCCGGTGCAGTACAAGGTGCCGAAGTCGAACCCTGGGGTGCGGGACCGGGTCAACCTGATGAACCGGCAATTGAGATCGGCGTCGGACACGGTCGGGGTGCTGGTGGACCCCAAGTGCAAGGAACTGATCTTGGATTTCGAACAGGTGAGTTACAAGCAGGAGACTAACATCATCGATAAGGATCGGGACCGGTTGAGGACGCACTTATCGGACGCATTGGGCTATCTGGTGTGGCAGGAGTGCAAGACGGACCAGAAGGTGATCGAGGGAACGCAGCGGCTGCCGGGGACGTAAGTTTAGGGCTGGCTGAAGGCCAGCAAGGATTGCCTGCCCCACAGTGCGGCGGGGGCCGCAAACTGTCGCGAGTGGCGGTGATGCGGCGGAGAGTGGGGGCGGCCGCGTTGCAGCGGGGCGAGCCGGCTGAAAGCCGGCTGCAGGCACGATTGCCTGCCCCACAGCGCGGCGAGCCGCAAACTGAGTCGCGAACTCGGCGAGAGATGGCATTAGAACAGGAACGACAGCAGGAGAACTATGCAGAACATCAACCGGGAGCATCCGGAGTACATCGCGCGCAAGGCGATGTGGAAGCAATATAAGGACCTCTACGCGGGCGGCGAGCGGCTACGGATGAGCGCGTCGGAATACCTGGTGCGGCGCCACAAGGAACCGGGGGAGGTTTATCAGGAGCGGCTGAGCCGCGTGTTCTACGAGAACTATGTCGGTTCGATCGTTGACTGGTATGCGGCGACCCTGATGCGGCGCGAACCCATGCTGCAGTTCGAGGGAAACGACGCAGGAGCGAAGACGTTCTACAGCGTGTTCTCGGAAGACTGCGACTTGAAGGGCACGAACCTTCACGAGTTCTTCCGTCAGCGGTTCACGCAGACGATGGTCTGCGGGAGCAGTTACGTAGTGGTGGACTTCCCACGGGCTACGGGGCCGGCGCTGAATCGCGCCGAGGAAGACGCAAGCGGAAGGTCTCGGGCGTATCTCACGGATTACTCGGCGGACGAAGTTATCAACTGGAATTACGACCCTTCGAGCGGGTTGGACTGGGTGGTGATCCGGACCAGCTGCCTGAAGCAATCGAAGGTGACGGACGCGAAATGGGAGAAGGAGACACGGTGGATCTATTATGACCGCGAAAACTACCAGGTATATCGGAAGGCCGGAGAGGGGCAGGAAATCGAGCTGATTGACGAAGGTCGTCACGGGCTCGCCGGCCTGCACCGGGTGCCGGTATTCGAGATGAAGGTCTCAGAGGGATTGTGGCTGGTAAACAAGGCTGCACTATTGCAGCTCGAGCATTTCAACAAATCCAACGCACTCTCCTGGGCACTGACGATGGGACTGTTTGCGACTCCGGTGATCTATTCGGAGCGTGAGTGGAACCAGATTGTGGGCGAGAGCTACTACATACAGCTCGCTCCCGGCGACCGGTTCGGCTGGACGGAGCCGGAGGGCAAGGTTTATCAGATAGCGGCGGACAACCTGGTCCGGTTAAAGGACGAAATCTACCGCGTCTGCTACCTGATGAACCAGGCCGGATCGGGAACCGGCGACCAGCGCATGAGCGGCCTGTCGAAAGAGCGTGATTTCAGCGTGACGCAAGAGGTGCTACGGGCCTACGGCGATGCGGTGAAAGACACGATGAAACAGGTGCTGAAAGCGGTGGCGGAGGCACGGCAGGATGGAGTGTCGATCGATGTTCTAGGGATGGACGAATTCGACATCGGCGACTTCAGCAACGAATTAGACGATGCCCGGAAGCTGCTGGACCTGGGCATCGCATCGGACACGCTGAAGAAGCAGATCTTCAAACGGCTGGCGTTCAAGTATCTTTGCGACGCGCGGCAGGAGATCAAGAACCGGGTCGCGGAAGAGATCGACCGGGAATGAGGCGGTAAGGGGCCGGCCGGCGGTAAGAGCACCGGCGGGCCGAGAAATTGGGAGGTATATGGAAGGCATCGACATTCAGGCGATTGTACGGCAAGCGGTGCAGGAGTTCGTGAACACCGAGCAGGAGAAGAGCGTTCCAGCCCACAAAGCCGAACTGCAGGAGGAGCGCAAGCGGCGCGAGCAACTGGAGCGCCGCGTCAACGAGCTGGTGGACGAGAATAAGCGCAGCCGGCGGGTAGCCGAAGAGGCGGAGCGGAGTTCGGTGGTACGCGCCGAACTGCAGCGGCTGGGCGTGGGCAAAATCGACCTTGCGTTCAAGGCGGTACAGGACGGGATTGTGCGGACGGAGGACGGGCGGCTGGTGGCCCGTGGCGACGCCGGCGAAACGCCGTTGAAGGAATACCTGACCGCATTTGTGAATGAGAATCCGGAATTTCTGCCGGCGCGAATCGCCGGGGGTACCGGGATGACGGCCACCCTGAAGGCTCCGGCGGCAGGCCGCGAGACGGTAGACCTGGAGCGAATTCGTCCAGGAATGAGCGCCGATGAAATGCAACGGGTACGAGAGGAAATCGTGCGCGTAGCGTCGCAGACCCTGCGGGGTTTGTAACTACAGCCCTCACGGGCTGTAACAAGAGTAGAGACAGAGTTAAGGAGATAAGGTCTTGGGAGCAATTACTTCGAGTAACGTTGCAAACGCGATTGTGAAACTGGTGGCGGCCGATGCATTGCCGGTGCTGGTGGGGAACCTCGTGATGGGGAACCTGGTGAATCGCGACTACGAGCCGGTTCTGGCTCAGGCGGGCGACACAGTGAACGTGCCGATTCCACCGACGATGGTGGCGAACAACATCGTGGAAGGCGGGACGGTGCAGACGCAGAATCCCAGCCTGGGCAATGCGCAAATCGTGCTGAATACGCACGCCGAGGCGACATTCCAGATTCCGGACGTGACCAAGGTGCTGGCAGTGCCGGACCTGCTGAAGATTTATATGGAACCGGCAGTGGCGGCGATCTCGCAGAAGATCGAAAGCGACCTGCTGAACCTGTATGCGGGCTTCACGGCGAACACACCGGTGGGCACGCCGGGCATCGCCATCACGGAAGCCACGATCGATGGCGCGGAGACGGCGCTGTTCCTGGCGAAGGTTCCGACGAGCGAGCAGAAGTTCATGGTGGTGGACGCGGCGACATATTCCGCGTGGCGCCAGATTCCTCGCTTTAGCGAGTTCCAGACGGCGGGCGACGCCGGCCTGCGGTCGCTGATCGACGGCAGCGTGGGGAAGATTAAAGACTTCTTCGTGTTCCGTTCGCAGTTCGTGCAGAAGACCGGAAGCAGTCCGGTGACCACGCACAACATGGCATTCACCAAGAGCGCCCTTGGCCTGGTGATTCGCCGGCTGCCGCAGCCGCTCCCGGGTACGGGCGCGATCGCGGAGTACGCGGAGTTGGGGAACTTCGGAATGCGGGTGGTGATGAGCTACCAGCCGAACACCCTGGCGCAGCAGTTCACGGTTGACGTGCTCTACGGCTGCGGAGTTCTGCGGAACTCTTCGGGCGTGCAGGTGAACACCTAGTCGAGCCGGCAAAAACAGCCGGGCATGCGAACGGGTGCCCGGCTTCAACGAAAGGAAAACATGGACCTACGACAGTATTACCAGAAGATCCGCGACGCGGAGGCGAAGATCGTGGAAGAGTTCCCGGTTGTGGTGAGCAACGAAACCGTTGATGGCGGCAAAGCCGGAACGAAGACGGAAGTTCCGCGGCGCCTTGCCGCGAAATTGCTGGTTGAGAACCTGGCGCGGCTGGCGACGGCGGAAGAGATCAAGGCATACCGGACGGTGATGGCGGAAGCGCGGCGGGTGGCGGATCAGCTAGCGCAGGCCGCGAAGCTGCAGCTGACGGTGCTCTCCGTGGCGGAGCTCGACCGGTTGAAAGGTCAGAGCCGCGCAAGCGCAAAAGACTAGGCGGACGCTATGGCTCTGTTCACAGACGGCGACGTTTCCAGCATCGAGGATTTGCGGGGGTACGACACCCAACTGCTCGATGTGGCCAACACCGAAGGCATCGATGTTACGCGGAAGCTAAAGCTCGCACAGGATGAAATCGCGGCGGAGATAACGACGATGCTGGCGCGGCGGGCGTGGTCCAACGCGCCGGTGGATCCCGGCAGAGTCGTGGTGACGGCGCCGTTAAAGCTCTGGCATATGTTCCTCTCGCTGGAACTGGTCTATCGCGATGCGTATCGCAGCCAGTTGAACGACCGGTACGCGGGCAAGCGAGATGAGTTCCACGGGATGGTGAAGTGGGCGTGGGACAAGTTGATCGAAACCGGGCTGGGGCTGGTGGACGATCCGGTGGCGCGGGCTGCCGCGCCCCGTGTCCTGCCGGCGGCCGGCAGCTTGCCGGATGGGACGTATTATGTGGCGGCGGCGTGGACTAACGCGGCCGGCGCGGAAGGAACGAGTTCGATTCCGGCTACGATCGACATCGCGGGCGGGTCCTTCGCAGTGCAGGCTATCGCGGGTCCGGTGAATGCCAAGGGTTGGAATGTTTACGCCGGCAATTCACCCACCTCGCTCACGCGGCAAAACGATAAGCCTCTGGAGCCGGGTGAGACGTGGCTGCAATCGAACTCGATATTAACAGCCGGCACTCCGGCGGGTTGCGGGCAGGCTCCCGACTTCCTGCTGCCCGTGCCGCGGATTTTGCAGAGGGGCTGATGACAACCAAAATCGGAAGCGCGGTAACTGGAAAGGTGCTGCAGCGGATTACCGGGCCGGCCGGAGTGAACGCCGGGCTGGGCGGATTGACGCAGGCGGAGCGCGAGTTCGCCGGGTTGGTGGACGCGGCGCAGGTCCGGGCGCAAAACGTGGCGGCGGACCTGGCGGAGAAGGCGACGGGCGTGAAGTATCCGGCAGTGAACGTGTACTGCGAAAAGATCGTGAACGACCTGCGCGAGAAATTTCGCCGGTTCTCGGGCAGCGCGCAAATGGCGATCGAACTTCGGCAATCGCAGGACAGGTTGGACGGGATTCAGGACAGGCTCGAGCTCTATGTGGATGCGACGATGCAGATGCTGAACGGCAGCCGCGGAGATTGGGGCGATGGGATGTTTTACGGCGGACAGTACCAGGTGGCGTACGGGCCGGTGAAGCAGGGCGGCAAGAATTTTACACAGGTCGCGAAAGTGACCTTCGAGATCGGAGTTAGCAAGGACTAGTATGGCTTCCTATATTTCCTCCAACGCAAACCGTTTTTACGCGGCGTTGGAGAGCGCGTACGGAAAGGTGGACCCGATCACGGCCGCCAACCGGATCCCGGCCGTCAAGCTCGGGATCCAGCAAAAGGTGGACGCGGGAACGCGCCGGGATAAGACGGGGAGTCGAACCTTTGCCGGACTGCCCGCGGGGATCCGGCGGCGCACCGATTTTCAATTGCAGACCTACCTGACCAGTTGGGATAAGTCAGCGGGTGCGCCGGCTTACGGCCCGCTGTTCGAAGCGGCACTGGGCGGTGCGCCGCAGCGATTCACCGGCGGTACCGTCTCCGCAAGCACGGCCGAAGGACGGCTCGCGTTCGGAGCGCCCCATGGGCTTAGCGCAGGCCAAGCCGTCAGCTCCGACGGTGAGATCCGCTTCGTGACTGCGATTGTCGATGCACAAACGGTGCAGTTGAACGCGCCGTTCCTTTCGATTCCGGCGGCCGGCGCGACGATCGGCACGACGGTCACCTATGCGCCGGCAACGGAACTGAAGAGCGTTGGGATCTTCGACTATTGGAGTCCGGCCACGACCGTGCACCGGCTGCTGCACGGCGCGGGGGTGGACCAGATGGAGATTCTGATCAATGGCGACTATCATGAGTTCCACTTCAGCGGCGTCGCCAAGGACGTGCTGGATAGCTCGAGCTTCGAGGTGGGCGCCGGCGAACTCTCGAGTTTCCCGGCCGAACCGGCGCTCGATACTTTCGATTACTCCGTGGTTCCCGGGCATATGGGGCAGGCATGGCTGGGCGCATCGCCGACGCAGTTCTCCACGATAACGAGCGCGACCATCATGCTCAAGAACGCTCTGGAGACGCGCAACCGGGAGTTCGGCGAATCCACGTCGATGGGAATCTCGCCCGGGCAGCGCGCGGTCACCGCGGCGTTCGAACTTTACGGGATGGACGACAACGCGACCAAGGAACTCTACCAGGCGGCACGGCAACAATCGCCGATCAGCGTCATGTTTCAGCTCGGCGAAGTTGCCGGGCGCGTGATGGGCGTGTACCTGAAGAGCGTGCTGCCGGAAGTGCCGGAGTTCGATGACGGGCAAAACCGGCTGCAGTGGAAGTTCCGCGCCTCGCGCGCACAGGGGACACTAGACGATGAAATTACCGTGGCATTCGCGTAAGCGGCATGACGGAGGCGTCGGGACAAGCTCAGGCGCCTCCTATGAAAGCGAGGTGACGGTACATTCGGCGACGCATCCGGGCGTGAAGTTTCGAATTGCCAGAGTCTCATTCGCCAGGCGCGTGGAGCTCATGCGGCGCGTTCGGGAACTGTCGCGACGAGCGGAGTTCCTGGGCGCGGGCCAGGACCCCACAGACAGGATGGACGCGGCGCTACTCCAGGCGGAGATCGAACAACTGTACGTCGCGTGGGGAGTAAAGGCGGTGGAGGGGCTGACGGTGAATGGAATCGTCGCTAGCCCGGAAGTGCTCGCCGATGGGCCGGAGGAGGTCTTCCGGGAAGCGCTGGCGGCGGTCCGCAGAGAGCTTGGGTTGAGCGAAGAAGAACGAAAAAACTCCTAGTCGCCTTCCATTTCCAATTCGCCAACCAGTCCGGTTGGAAGTGCGACATGTGCCGGAGATCCGGTCTGGAAATTCGCCGGAGGTGCGCCTGGCTTGGTATTGCCGAGGATACCGCGCGGCCGGTGTGGATACGCAAGAAGGCGGTGCTCGGGTGCTGTCCAGAATCTTTCATCACTGCGGAAAGCGAATCGCTGGTGGAGGAGTATTTCGTGCGAAAGAGGCTCGGGGGGCTGAACTTTGAGGAGCTCAGCGCCCGGCAAGTGGAAGCGTTCGTAATTTTGGAACAGGCGCTTGGAGAAGAGAGAAGCAATGGCCAACACAATACAAGACGAGATCTATAAGTCGTTTCTGGAGGTATCGGGCCAACAGGCGTCGGCACTTTCCGGCATGTCGATGTCGCTGGCGGATGTTCTGGCGCAGGTGCAGGAGATGCAGGCATCGACGCTGGCGCCCAACGTAAAAGCGACAACATCGACGACTTCCGCTTCACAGGGAAGCTCCGTGGAAGACACGCTCTCCTCGGTAGCGTCAACGGTGTTAAAGAGCGGATTCGGGTTGGCGCCTCTGGTCGGCGGCTTGTTCCAACTCTTCGGCGGCGGGGGCGATGCGTCAACGCCCGCGCCACTGGTGAAATACGCACTTCCCTCCTCGATCGATTTCCAGGCTACGGAAACGGCGGCGGGAATGGGCGGATTGGACTACGACCAGTCGGGCATGGCGCGAGCATACCAGCCGGTCTCGAACGGCGGCACGACGTCGGTGCAGCCGGCGGGCGCGCAGGCCGGAAATACTGGACAGGCGACGCCGCAGAACTCGCAGATCACGGTGAACGTCCAGGCAATGGATGCGCGCTCGTTCCTCGACCGGAGCAACGATATTGCGCTCGCGGTGCGGGACGCGATGCTGAACATGAACGCGATTAATGATGTGGTGAGTGAGCTTTAACATGGCCACGTTTCCGCAACTCAAGACCGGTGCGGTCGCGCAGTATCCGATCGTGCGGCGCGGGGAATTTCGAAATCAGACGGTACGGTTCGTGGACGGCACGGAACAGCGTTATCGGGACAGCGGAGCACCGCTCGAAAGCTGGCAAATCTCGTTAAGCGGACTGGACGAAACCGAGCTGGCGGCGATGGAAGAATTCTTCCTGGCCAACCAGGGTGCGTTCGGCAGTTTTGCCTTCACCGACCCGTGGGACGGCCGGGTGTATGACGATTGCAGCCTGGCCGCGGATGACCTCAGCGCGGCTGCGATGGCCGAGAGGAACGGTACGACCAAACTGACGGTGGTACGAAACCGATGACCATGCTGGTGTATCCACAACTCGAAACGGGCGCGTTGAGCCAGTTCCCGATGCGGAAAACGCGGCGCACACGAACCGTCACCAATCGCGCGGCGGATGGTAGCACGATCAAGCTAAGCGATCCTGCTGGTGTAACCACGGAATGGAGCCTGAATTACACCGACTTGAGCGATCAGGAGGCCGCTACACTGCGCGGCTTTTTCGAGGCGGCAGAGGGCTCGCTCAACGGCTTCACGTTCCTCGACCCCACCGGGAATCTGCTGGCCTGGAGCGATCAGCTGATGAACGCGGTCTGGCAACGGGATCCGGCCCTGGCCGTGACCGGCGGCGAGGCAGATCCACGCGGCGGAAAGCAAGCGTGGGTCGCCGGCAACAGCGGCCCGGCGGTGCAGGCAATCACCCAAACCATCGCCGCACCGGGCGCCTGCCAGTATTGCTTCACGGTCTACCTGCACGCCGCAACGCCAGCGACCGTACGGCTGTGGGCAGGCAGCGATTCCACTAGCGCGAAGGTGAATTCAGAATGGAACCGCTTCATGCTGACTACCTCGCTTCAGGCAGACACGAGTTCGATGCGGTTCGGGATCGAGATGGAAGCATTGAAGACGATAGAGCTCTACGGCATCCAGGTAGAGGTGCAACCGGGAGCTTCGGGCTATAAAGGCACCGGCCGCGGCGGCGTCTATGAAGGCGCGCACCTGCGCGACGACGCTTTGGCGATCACCCGGACCGGCGTCAACCGCAATTCCTGCACGGTAAACATCATCCATGTCAACCATCTTTGAACTCAAGGAACAGGCAGTCATCGACACGCCGCTCCTCCTCTTCGATTGCGTGCTGCCCGATGGGCGGTCCGAGCACTGGAGCACGCATGCCGTAACAGTGGACAATGTCGCTTACGCGCCGCGAGTGCTGCAACATAACGTGTTCGAGCTGCAGGCGTCCTCCGACCAGGGCGTGGACGGCGTGCCGCGCATCTCACTTATTGTGGCGAATGCCGATTCGCACTGCTCGGAGATCGAACGATCGATCGGGTGGAAGGGCAGCCGACTTACGGCAGGGCTGGTGTTCTACGATCTGCGCAACGATGCCGTGCTCACCGAGCGATCCATATTGTTCCAGGGCATCTGCAATCCTCCGGATGAAATCCTGGAAGCGACGCTGCGACTTTCGGCGACCAACCGCATGAACCTGCAGCGGCTGCTGCTGCCACAGGTCCGCATTCAGCGCCGTTGCCCGTGGGAATTTCCGTGCAACGCGGACCAGAGGAGCGAGGCCGTCGCAGGTGGTGTCCCGGGGAAATACTCGCGATTCTACCGCTGCGGGTACACGGCGGGAAACGGCGGCAGCGGCGCGCTGAATGGCGGCAGTCCCTTCGACTCCTGCGGCTACACGCGCTCCGACTGCGAGACGCGTGGCATGTTAGTGAATTTTGGCGGGATCGAATTCGTGCCGCCGGCGATCGGCGTGCGTACGTACGGCGACAAGAACTCACACACCTCCGCGATATCGGTCAATGAAGCGCGATACAACGATTTTGTGCCGATGATTTACGGCACGGCCTGGTTTAATCCGCCGGTGGTGTTCGCACGCAACGATGGCAACCTGACGCGCATGGAAGTGTTGCTTGGGTTGGGGGAAATGCAGGGCGTCCTCAAGCTGTTGGTGAACGACGTGGAAATCCCGCAGGGTATTTCCGGCGCCAACATGACCGGAACCGGCTGGTATAACATTCCGACCCTGGGAACGCGATCCGGCACTTTCAACCCGGACTTCACCGATGGCTCGGGGCAGCCCGCGGGTGATCCGTACGGAAGCATGGCGTATCTTTCGGTGGTGGTACCCAACCGGATCAACAATGGCGAAACACTGCCCAAGGTGGCTGTGCTGGCGCAGGGGCTGAAATTGCCGGTTTACGCCGGGGACGGAACGCCGAACGGAGAACAGTTCTCGAGCAATCCGGCTTGGGTGCTGCTGGACGTTCTGCGCCGCGCGGGTTGGAGCCTGGCGGAGATCGACATCGCCAGTTTCGCGGCATCGGCCGCCTACTGCGACCAGCAGATAGCGGCACTGGATCTGTACGGCAACCCGATTACCCTGCCCCGTTTTGAATGCAATCTGGCGCTGCAGAAACGCAAGAGCGCCGGCGACCTGGTGCGCGGCGTCCGCAACGCCGCACGCTTGCTGCTGACGTACGGCGCGAACGGCGCGCTGCAATGCCGCGTGCAGAATTCCATGGCGCTCGAAATGCCGTCCAAGCCCTCGTGGTCCAACGCGACCGAAGTATGCAATGGCGGATGGCCGAGCTACGAATTCGGAGACGGCAGCAACGGCTTTTCGAGCATCGCGCGCAAGGCCAATGGCGACCCGTCCTTCCGTCTCTACTCGCGGAGCATGGCCGATGCGCCCAACCGTTTCAGCGTGGAATTTCAGGACGCACTCAACGAGTACCAGCAGGACAGCTTCTCGCTAGTGGACGCGGATGACGTCGCATGCAGCGGGCAGGAAATATCACAGACGCTGGCCGCGGTCGGGCTGCCGAACTTCGACCAGGCGGCACGCATACTCAAACTGAACCTGGACCGGTCCGTGCGCGGCAATACTTACGTGGAATTCGAAACTAGCGTGAGGTCTTTCGGCATCCGTCCGGGGGACCTGATCACGGTCACATATCTGAAGGAAGGATTTATCCGCCAGGCGTTTCGGGTGTTGAAGCTCGCGCCCGGAATGAACCATCGTGTCACTACGGTCACGGCGCAAATTCATGACGATTCGTGGTACGCCGACAGCAATGGCCAGGTAGCATCGGCAAGCGGGGGACGGCGCCAGAGCAGCGCCGGCGTCGGAGTACCCCGGCCGCTGCCCGGCGCGGTACTGGATGATCTGGGCGACATTCAGTTCAGCGTCGAAGAATCGGCAACCACGGCAGACGACGGCACGGTGCAGATGGACCTCGTGGTGGGATTCATCGCACCGTGCGCCGCCGCGGTAAGCGGGGCTGGAATTCCGCTGCTCAGCCTGGCGCCTACGGTGGGCGGCGGCGGCACCTTACACGCTGGACAGGCACTGTACTATGCCGTTTCCGGAGTGGATGCATCGGGCGCGGAAGGACTACTCTCCTTCATCGTCCGCGCCATCACGCCGACCGATTCGAGTAGCGTCACGATTCACGGACTAAGCTTCTCGCCGGGAACGTCCGGCTTTCATGTGTATCGGGGAACCACGCCGGCCCAACTGTTCCGCATCGCTTCGAACCAGGCAATCGCGGTTCAATTCACAGACCCCGGGATGGACAAACAACTTGTCGCACCTATTGATCCGAACTTCGATCATGCGAATTTCTATTGGCGCATGGAACTGCAACCGGAGGCGGCCGCGACAATCCACGGTACCGCGGCGATCGGCAACGATCAGGTTCACATGGTGGAAAACCGGTACCGCGGAATGACCGCTCGAATTACGCGAGGGCTCGGCGCGGGGCAGGAGCGAAGCATCACTGCGAACTCCGATACCACCCTAACCGTGTCGCCGGGATGGGCGGTGGTTCCCGATGCGACCAGTTTCTTCGTGATCGCGGAATCGGGCTGGCAATTCGGCGCTTTAACCCGCACGAGTCCGGTGAAATTCGAAGTGTCCAATCGCGCCGGCGAAACGGTGCAGATCTGCGGGCGCGCGGCCAATGTGAATGACGCGGAGTGCGCGGAGGAACTCTCCGTAGTGACACGCCATCAGATCGGCGGGAGTGTGGGGGGCGATACGGATGTCCCGCCTACTCCTTATTTCGGCATGGCGCCGGGACAGCGCGGCGGCACAGCGGAGCTGAGCGGCGTATCGTTTACCGATCTCGGCAATACACAAACAGTTTCGTCGGCAACCTTGACGCTGCATTATTGGGACGAGTTGGGCATAAGGCCTGGAGCGGGCCTGGCGAATGCTATCGCCGATATCGATCAAGTGATCGATCTGATTACGGCGTCGTCCGCGGCGGCCGGAAGTCTTGTTCAGATCGATTACGAAGTGGTGTGCATCAACGCAGTCGAGAACGGCGGAACTCGCTGGCAGGTCACGCGGGGCATGCATCGCAGCGCGGCAGCGGCACATGCCCTGCAAACTCCGGTATACCCGCTGCTCAGCAAAAGTGTGATCGCGGCATTCCCGCCGGGATTTTTCGGGAGCCTCTACAGCGGGAGTTGGAGCTATCCGATTTCGCTACCCAACGTGAAGATTGCCAGCGCGGAATTGCTCGTGACGAACCGGCTGGGCAATAGCCCGGTACGAGGCCTCTGTCTCACCGGGACGCTCGATCGCGGGCTAAGAACACTCTCGGGCGGGCAGTACGCCATCCAGGTGGAAGGATACCTGGCGGTGGAACAATCCGCTGCGCCCGCCCTCATCGTGGAGGCGCCGCACGCAGTGCGCGACGTTTATGCGGTACTGGGCGGCGCGGCGGACGCGGAGGTGCGGTTGCAGATCAAGGTTGACGGCTCGTCGTATTGCACGCTGGTCTTCCCCGCGGGAACCACCAGTTCGCCGGCGGCCGACGGGAACCTGCTCCCGCCGCTCTCGACCGGGTCCAGGATCACGCTCTCTATTCTTGCCGTAGGACAGACCATTCCAGGCTCCGATCTCACGGTGCTGATTCGACTCTAATGCCAGAACAACTTACTAAACTTCGTCCGGACCGCGACCTGCAGTGCTACTTCGAGCGTCCGTCGGCGGTAGCCGCGCTCAGCGGCGCGTCAGCAGGCGGATTCACCGTGTCGGGGTGTTGGCGACAGCAGTTCGATTGGGCCGTGGTGGAGTGGACACGAGACAACACCTTCGAATATCCGCCCTTGCGCAATTTACCCGACGGCGATCTCAGTGGTGTGCATCTCACTTACGAAGAGGTCCGCACAAACTGTATCACCCTGGACTCCGCGCTCTACCCGACGGTGGATTGGCCCTATTTGCGCATTTGGGCCATCTCGGGCGGTATCGAGACGCTATATAGAGTTCCCCTGAAGGATCACGCTGCCGCGATAGGCGACTATCATGCCGCAAAGGCGGTGTTCGAATTGCAGGGAACGCCAGGGCCTGGAGATTACATCGAGCTGGCATGGCTGGAGCAGCACTTCAATTATCGAGTTACCGCCAGTGACACGCTGGAGAGCGCTGTAGCCGCGCTCGCCGGAGTCATCGCAGCAAATCAGGACTCCGCCGGCGTGAGCGCATGCGCCAGCGGCACACAGATTACGTTGACTTACCTTGGCATGGCGGGAACCAATGGCAATCGAGTCGGCGTGTACGGCACGACTTATGGGACGGGCACGCAATCGTGGTCACCTACGGCGAGCCTGTTTAGCGGCGGATTATCTCCGCAGCGCTGGAAGATCGATCTGGATTTCAGCAATCTGCTCGACGTCAACGGCACGCACGTGCCCACCGCTAATGTGCGCAAGATGCGCTGGACCTGGGCGGCCGACCTGCAGAGCGCCGATTTCGCGCGCAGTGAGTTTTCCGTGATGGTTTCAAGTTGGTCCGTCACGGGCGCCAATCTGCTCTATTCGGTCGCGGGGGCGGGCAGCCGGCGCATCGAAGATGACTCCGAAGACGTGTCTCTCGAGGGTGCCTGGAGCTTTGAGCACGGAAACTATTCGGGCGGTTCGATTCGTTGGACGACAACCCCCGGCGCTCGCATTCGCTGTACTTATCAGGCGAATGGGGCGCACACGCTGCTGCTGGGTACCCGCAGAACGGCGACCGCCGGCAAGATCTGCGTTCAGGTGGATACCGGCGCACCGGTCACCGTGGACCTGAGCCTCGCGGCCGAAGATGTACTGGTGCGGTTGCCTCTCGGCTCACTATCTGGACAAGCAGCTCACACCGTGACCATCACGCACGCCGGCGCGGCCGGCACCTCGGTGTACTTCGACTTTTTGGAAATCGCCTATCCATGCAGCCAGTTGCCGGAATTCAGCGCGATGAACCAGACTACGCTGGCGACCGATTGGGACACGGACCATTCCATCGCACTCGCCGCGGAAAGGACGGCGTGGATTCTCCAGAAGCTGGGATTCCGCGGCCGCGCCAACCATTATGTAGGCGCAATGTGGTTCTACGAGCTGTACCGTCCGGGTCAAGCCTACGCGTCGGGATCGATCACGTTTTCGGGAGTGCCTCAGTTCGGGAAGATCACGCAGTTGACAGTGGGTGCGACGCCGGTCCAACACCTGAACCTGATCGGCGATACGCCGGAGAGCATCGCGAAGTGTTTTGAACTCTTGATCAACGCGGGATCCACCGGTGTCCGTGCATGCTCGCAAGGCGCGGTCCTCACGATCGCTTCCCGGGCCATGGGCACGGCCGGCAATGCAATCTCGATTTCCGCGCGGACAAATAGCGCGGGATTTACGGCGCAGACCAGCGCTGCCACGCTAACCGGCGGGCTTGATGGAATCTGGCGCACCGACACCGCCGCCACGCGGCGGATCAACCGCGCAGCGCGAGATTGGACGCGCGCCTATCTTCAGGCACTGACGGCCTCCAGTATCGATGCTACGGCGGCATTTAGCATGGAATTGCAACATGGCGACGATACGCCCGCTGCCGGCCTCGCCCAGCGATATCCGAATGGCGACGCGGTCTGGCTCAATACTCCAGCGCTGCAGACCAATTTCGGACCGGAGAGCACGGCCTTCTGGCGCGAGGTCCACCTGGAGATGGCAGGTGTGATGTCCGAGGCCGGACTCCGTCCCTACCTGCAGTTCGGCGAAGTTCAATGGTGGTATTTCGCGGGGCCTTCCGGCATGACGTTCTACGACAGCCACACCACATCGGCATTCCAAGCCCGTTACGGCCGTCCCATGGGTTTGATCGCAAACCAGAAGGTGGACCCGGCGGCCTTCCCTGACGAATGCACGTTCCTATCTCAACTAATTGGGCAGTTTACCGATGCAATCATGGCCTACGTGCGGCAGACCTATCCCGATGCCCGATTCGAGGTGTTGTATCCGCCCGATGTGAACGATACGCCGCTCAATAGCAAAATCAACTTTCCCGCGACCTACTGGACGCCGGCGCGCATTGATTGCCTGAAGACAGAGAATTTCACCTACACCGGCGATCGCGACCTCAACAAGGCGCAGCAATCGATTGACCTGCCGCTGCAACTCGGTTTCTCACGGTCGGAGGCCAGCCACCTGGTGGGCATCGGCGAGTATACGGCGCCCTGGAACAAGGAGCAGCAACTCGCCACCGGCGGTCACCTTGAATCCGTAGTGTTGTTTGCGCTCGATCAATTCTGCCTGATTGGATATGCCCTGCCGTTGGATCGCGGGTCGCGCCGGTCGCAGTACATGGGAAGTTAA